TAAATTCTCAACTGTTATTAATAAGGTTATAGGCTTTGCTGAAAAAACAATTAATGGTTTTATAAGAGCTATTAATAGAGCAATAGGTCTTATAAATGACATTCCGGGTGTAAAGATTAAAAAACTGACTGAACTTAGCATCCCTAAACTGGCGACTGGTACTAACAACATTGAAGCAGAAGGTTTATATCATCTACACCAAGGTGAAGCTGTTGTACCTAAGAAATACAACCCAGCTATTAATAATAGAATGTATAGCGAAAACAACGAGAAGATGCTTAGAAAGATGGATGACTTATTAGAGTTATTAAATAATATGGAAACAACCAATAATGTTTATATTGGTAATGAAAAAGTTCATAAGAGTACTGTAAGATATATAAATAGACAACAAAATATCTATGGTACTACGGTAGTATAGGAGTGAGTTTATGGCAAGTAATTTTCGAGGATATTATATGAAGTGTAACGGATGCACTTTTCAAAACCCAAGTTTTGCGAGAGAAGGTTTTAAATTCGCTCCTAAACTTATTCTTGTCACTGATAGTGGCACTGTAGCAAGTGGTAAAGCTGTGTTTAAAGTTTTACCTCATACAAGAAGAAAAATATGGTGTAAATTTCCACCAATGACACCGGAACAATTTAGAACTTATGCGGAAGCTTTAAAATTCAATGAAAGTGGTGCGGGTATGAATTTGACTATTGAAGCGTTTGATGAAATGTCAAATCAATATGTTACAGATACTTATTATCATAATGATATAGTTTATACTCCTGTCGCATATAATGGTCAAAGGATGATACAAATAGACGACTTTGAACTTATAGGACATTAGGAAGGTGATTATATGAATATGAATATATTTGATATTCAGGGTTTAATAAATAATACAGCTACTATTTATACTAAAATCGAAATACTACCTAAAGTGGCTGGTGAAGAAATAATCACCTTAACTAATGAAGATTCAATAAAAAGTTGGGTTTATAGTGATTTAAGAAATGTTGAAAAAGAAGGTTTTATAGGACAATTCGTAGCAAGAACTTTAGATGGGGAATTGCAAGATATAGCTGATGATTTTAATATTGAAGATAGAGAAATAGTTTTATATTTAGGAATTTTTAGTAATCATACAACAGAACTTTGCACCCAAGCTAATGAGGATATTATAACTCAAGAATCGAACCGCATCCTTAAGGATAAGATTATAACTGAACAAGGTGAGAATGTATTAACATATTATAAATTAGGTAATTTCTTTGTAGAAAAACCAGAGAGCGATGAAGTAAGGGATAATACTAAATTTCAAGCTATGGATTATACTATACTGTTTAATAAACCATTTGACCCAGATTATGTTGATAGTGAATGGGATAATATGTCTTTCAATCAAAAACTTGCGAGATATGGTGTTGTTAGTACATTAGGGCTATTAAAATATGTTTGTAAACAAGTCGGTGTTGAAGTAGGAAATGAAAATTTCAAAACTTATTACATGACCACTAACCCATTTGATAGCAGTTACACTTGTAGAGATGTTGTTAAAGCTATTGCAAAAACCGGTTTTACTTGGGCGAGAATAGGATGGGATAATAAACTTTATTTAGATTTTTGGAAACCATATAGAGTCGAAGATTATAATGTAATTACAAATGATAACTATTACGAATTAACAACACAAAAAGAAGTGTACGGAGAAGTAAATAGGATTTTGACAGGAAGCTCTATTGTTATAGGAAATAGTGCCTATATCGAAGATGCTCAAAGTATTGAAGATAATGGTTTAACGGAATTAGATGTATATGATAACCCTATATTGCATACGCAAGAATTACGAGAAGGGGCAATAGAAAATGCTAGAGGTTTACTTGGTTTGATGTACCAACCATTAGAAGTAGAAACAACAGGTCATCCTTGGTTGTTAGGAAATGAATTTATTACTGTTGTCGACATGGAAGGTAATCATTTAACAACCTGTCCGTTAGATAGAATACTTACATATAATGGTCATATAAGAAGTAAAATAAGTAGTATGGTTAAAACGGAAACAGAGAGTACTTATTCTTATCAAGGTGTTGAAAATAATGACGTAGAGATTAAAAGAAGTAGAGTTGAATTAGATAGACAAAATCAAGTATTAACAAGTGTAATGGAAAGAACAAGTGCTAACGAAAGTAACATTAGTACCATAACACAAAATATAAATGGAATAAGTGCGAATGTTAGTTCAATGAGTGGAAACATTACTAATTTACAAAGTGATATAAATACTATCAATAACTCTATAACAGGTATAAGTAGCGATATAACCGATATTAATGGAGATGTTTCAACATTACAAGGTAATGTCACAACAATCAATGGCAATATAAGTAATATCAATAGTAGCATAAACACACTTAATGGTAACGTATCTACTTTAACTACAAATCTAAATGGTTTAAGTGTTGATTTTAGCGATTTCTATGATAATGAATATGTTCAAACAATTCAAGAAATTCAAGACCAAATTGACGGTGTTATTGAGTTCTGGACTGGTAATGATGTTCCAACACTAAATAATGCTCCAGCAAGTAGTTGGACTACGGAAGCACTTAAACAAGAACATATTGGTGATGTTTATATTGTTCTTAGTGGTTCAGCACAAGGTGCAAACTATAGATTTGTTAATGATAATGGTACATGGAAATGGCTTGAAATATCTGATAGTCAGATAGGAGCTGTTAGAGAATTAGCTCAAAGTGCTATGGATAAAGCTAGTGCTAATGAGCGTAATGTATCTACCTTGAATACAGAAGTAAATGCTGTAAAACAAAGTATAATAAATTTGAATAGTAGCGTTGAAGATTTAAGACAAACTGATGTTTCATTACAAGCAGATGTTGATGGTATATCAGCAAGTTATACTACATTAAGTAATCATGTATATGATTTAGATGATGATGTTGATGGTCTTAAAACAGGTTATGATGCTATAACAACAGCAGAGAAAACTGTGACGGGTAATTCAATAACAATCAACGATTGTGGTGAATACCCAATTAAATCGTTTGCTATTTATGGTACTACCAATGGGGTTACAGGCGAACATACATTATCAATAAGACAACAAAGTCAAACCGTAGCAGAAGGTCAATCTTATACTTATGATTTAGATGAAATGAATCTAATTGCTAGTGAAGGACATGTAGATTATATCTATTATAATGTTCGTGAAGATGCTTGGTATCATGTTGTCGATAGAGAAGATACACAAACAGAAACATTAATCGAAAATGATAACTTAACAATGTCATTAAATAATATATTAGATAATGCTATGTTGTATAAAACAACAATGATTATTACAGATACAGCGAATGAATCTGGCGACCCAGCACAAATCAAGATAAACTACCTTACTGATACGGTATTCAATGCGATTTATGCGACACGAAGTGATATAAATGTGACTAAACACTCTATCACATCTAGCGTTAGTGAAACAGTAACAGCTGTAGTTGAAAATGTTGATACTCGTGTTACAGATGTTGCAAATACACTTGAACAAAGTACAAAAGACCTTAGTGGTAAAATAAATAATATAAATGATAGTTTAGGTGAATACGCTAAACAAAGTTCTTTGGTGACAGTTACAAATAGTGTTCAAGAGATACAAACAGCGTTGAACGAACAAATACTTGTAACACAACAAATCAAAGAAGATGGTGTTGAAAAAGTTACAACAACAACAGGTTTCACATTTGACCAAGCTGGTTTAACAATAGACAAGAGTGGTTCTGATACTAAAACATTAGTTGATGAAGATGGTATGACAGTTTATTCAAAGACTGGTTCAGAAGAAAGTATATTGTTAAATGTTGATAGTCAAGGTGTTCAAACCGAAAACTTACATGTTCGTACATATACACAAATTGGTAGTCATACAAGATTACAAGATTATGAAGATGGTACAGCTATCTTCTACATAGAATAAGAGGTGCTTTATGCAAAAGAGATTAAAATTAAATATACAATTATTTGGTGCTGGTGCAAGTGCTAGTACCTCTCTTACCTCTACAGTAGGTAATAAAGCTACTTTAAGTGTAAGCTTTACTGAAAATAGTACAAATATAACAGCTAATACATCTAATATCACATGTAATGGTTCTATACATATGGTTACAGGTAACTATAGTCAAACATCCTCGCCTATGATTTATTTGTATTGGCATGATAATCATAATAATAGTGATGTTTTGATTGCTAGTAAAAACCCACAAAGTATCGCTAAACAAGGAACTGTTAGTCTTAGTGGTACATTTGATGTGGCACATAATGACGATGGAACTTTATATGGTTATGCTTTTTGTTCATGGGTGTATAATGCAAGTAACAAATATGTTCCAAGAAGTGGAAGTACATATACAGCGAATACAAGATTAACCGATATTCCAAGAAGTACAAACGCTCCAAGTTTTACTGGTTACATTGGTCAAGCTGTAGGAATAGGACTTGCTAGAAATAGCTCATCTTTCACTCATACATTAAGATATGCTTTTGGTGGTTTGTCCGGAACGATAGCTACTAATGTGGCAACGAATTATACTTGGAATATACCAACTACTTTCTATGGTCAAATAGGAAATAATAGAAGTGGTATAGGTACAATTTATGTAGATACTTATAATGGTCAAACATTAATAGGAACAACAGCTAATACATTTACAGCAAATGTTAATGAGAGTATAGCTAAACTTCAAATAAGTGTATCGTCTGTTGTAGATACCGATAATGCTATTATTGAGTTGACAGGAAGTAATACAAAGTTTGTAGCAAATGCTTCAAATTGCCAAATAAGTTTTAATATAACATCACCAAGTAATGCTAGTGTCAGTTCATTACGAATAAATGGTGTGGGAATATCTGCAAATACAAGAAGTTATACGATAAACAATATAACTTCAAAAACGATAACGATTTCAGCAACGGATTCAAGAAATTACACAACGGATTATGTATATACGATAGCAGATAACAATTGGGTGTCTTACGTACCTGTTAGTGTTAGAGGTACGGTAGTTCGTACCGATGGTGTTAGTGGTCACGTACATTTAGATTTTAATGGTAATTACTGGAGTGGTAATTTCGGAAGTACTTCAAACACATTAACCGTACAATATAGGTATCAAAAAGAGAGTGAGTCTTGGAGCAATTGGCTACCTAGTGGGGGTATGTCTTATACAACAAGTGGCACGACATATCAACAACAAAATACTATGACCATAACAAATATAAATACAAGTAATGCCTATACGTTCCAAATAAGAGCTATAGACAAAATCAACACAACTGGTGCTACATATAACGTAACAGTAGATAGAGCTGTTCCAGTAGCTTGGTGGAATAATACATATTTCACAGTAAACAACATTTTAAGATATACAAATATGAGTCAAACATCTTTAGAAGATTTAAAGAAGAATTTTAAAGAACTTGGAGATGTTATGGATGTTGTCAAACACTTCAAGATATACTCTTATAACTATAAAGACGAAAAAGATACCGAAAGAAAACATTACGGTTTTGTAATACCAACAAGTAAAAATTCTAAATTTGAAGTTCCTGAACAAGTAATAGCAAAAGGAGATGAAGGTATCGACCCTTATGCTATGTGTAGTATTTTATGGAGAGCTGTTCAAGAACAACAAGAAGAAATTGAAGAGTTAAAAAAGAAAATAGTTTGACATACTAAGAAAAGTATGATATAATTAATACGACAATAATGGCGTTTAAAACGAAAGGAGATTTTATATGTCAGTAAAAATAAGTGAGTTACCTATTTTAGCTTCCTTAGCCGACAACGATGTAATCGCTGGTGTTGATACAAGTGCTAATGTTACGTCTAAAATAGAGATGGCAACTCTTAAAAATTATATAGATACAAACACACAATATACAGCAGGAACAAACATTGATATTACAAACAATGTAATATCTGCTCCTGATGTTTATAATAAAGATGAAATGGATAGTCAAATAGAAGAACTACAAAGCGAAGTTGATTCTTTAAGTACAATTTACAACGCTTTCCCTACTGAAAGTGGGGAAGGAGAGAGTCTTACTTTAGATGATACAGCCGAGGTTAAGTTCAAGAAGTTTGATTTGAAAGGTAACACCTCTCAAACTACTTATAGTGGAAAGAACTTATTAAATAATACTTTACTTACAACTACTGTTACAAAAAATGGTATAACAGCTACGCCACATAGTGACGGAAGTATCACTTTTAATGGAACTGCTACAACATTATCGTTTTTCAACTTGTCACAACAAGATTTCGGAGAAAATGGCTTTAATAGTGAAACAGGAGGAGCAGGACTTTATGTAGCAACTGATGGGGGTACTTTACGAATGGCTTACGACCCATCTAACCATTATACATATATTCAAGTAAATAATGGTGCTTCTTTAAATAATGTTATTATTTACCCAATGATAAGATTGAAAACTATAACTGATGATACATACGAACCATACGTTGGAGAAACAGCTTCCCCAAATCCAAGCTACCCTCAACCAGTTAATGTAGTAAGTGGAGATAATGAGATAAATGTATGTGGGAAAAATTTATGGGGGAGTGAAGAGCATGGAACCATAGATGAGCAAACAGGAGTTGATGTTTATAACGCAAATCGTTGGAGAACAATAGGTTATTTAAATGTAACCCCAAATACTCAATACACTTTAAGTTCAAATGCAAATTCAAATATTTATTATATTTTCTATTATTATGATAGTGGTAAGACATTTATAAGTAGTCAACCAGCAGTAGGAAAAGAAAGTGTAACGAAAACAACCCCTAATAATTGCTATTATATGAGGTGTGTTATAGCTGATACAGCTTCGACAAAAACAACTCAAAGGCAACTAGAAGTTGGCTCTAGTGCTACAACCTACGAACCATATCAAGGTAATACCTATAATATAGATTTACCAGAGGGTATGGAACTATGTAAAATAGGAAACTATCAAGACTACTTCTATAAAGATAGTGGCAAGTGGTATTTGCATAAAGAGATAGGTAAGGTTGTGTTAAATGGTAGTGAAACAGTAGAAAAAGTCGCAAACGGTAAATTTAGAGCAGTACAAAGTATTGATTTCGGACAATATGGGTATGGAACTTCTAATCAAATGTATAGTAATTATTTTAAAAACAATGCTAATTATGCAACATATACTACAGGGGAAGGTTATGCTTGGAATTATTATATATATTTCGGTTTAGAAACATCAGTAACAACAACAACTGATGCACAAACTTGGCTAACAAATAATACACCTACATTTTATGGTATATTAGCAACCCCAACAAATACTGAAATAACATATCAATCATTAATAGAACAATTAAATGCAATAGAACAAGCTCAATCTAAAGAAAATCAAACTAATATATCACAAGTAAATAATGATAAACCGTTCATCTTAGATGTAACAGCAATAAAGAGTTTACAAAATGTATTAGATAGAATAGAATTATTAGAAAGTTAGGAGGATGACAGATGACATTACTTGAAAAACAAAGTGTTAGAAAATGTAAGGCTTTAAAAAACCTTGTTGACAGAGGTGATTATAGTCCAGCATACGCACTTGAAAAATTAGAAGAGTATTTTGATAAGGGTAAAGTAATCGAAAAAGATTATGAAGAACTTGCAGAATACCTAGAAAATCTAATCGACAACCCTGTTGAAGAGGTTGAAGAAGAAATCGTAGAAGAACCATCAGAAGAAGGTGACATCTAGGATGAAGGAATACTTAATAATAGGTGGGGGTATACTTCTAATCCTCCTAACCCTATTCCTAATGGTTAAATTTAGTAATAAGTTTAGGAGAAAGAGCTACGAGCTATTCTTAATTGCGGAAAACAGTTTAGATGATGAGAAGATGGAGTATGTTGTTGAACAAATATACTCTTATCTTCCACCATTCTTACGAATATTACCACCAAGCTTTTACCAAAGAATATTACAAAAACTTTTTGACGAGATTCATGATTTATTAGAAAATTAAAGGAACGATGACTATGTGGGATATTGTAATCGAAGTATCGAAGTTTATTAGTGCTATTGTTATAGTAATAGGTGCTACGACTAAAGTTGTCGATAAAACATTTGATAAAAAGTTAAGACCACTTACTAATCGTGACCGTATGCAACTTAGATTTGAAATAGTAAGTTTTGCAAGTGAGCTACATAAAGGTATCCCACATACACGTGACGAATATCTTGCTATATTTGAACTCATAGACGAATATAAAGAAATATGTAAACAGCTACAAATAGAAAATCATGTTTTTGAAGAGGAGTGTCAATACATAGATAAATGTTTCCAAAGTCTTGATATATTAAAGTTGGGAAAAGAACATTGATTTGTTCGATAATATATGCTAATATGTATTTAAGGAGGAAATTGTATGGAAAAAGATGAAGTTGTAATGATACCATACGTTGCTCATGAAAGTTCTATGAATAGAATGGAAAGAGCAAATAAGAGATTATGGATTGTTATATTAGTTATGTTTATAGCTTTTATGATTTATCTTTTGTTACCTACAGAAGTTGTACAAAAAGTGGATAACACACAAGATGTACAAGATATAGAGAATAGTGACGTAAATCAAACAATAGGAGAATAATAAATGGCTAGAGCTATACAAAGACGTAGAACTGTTACCATTATTAGAAGAAACACAAGAAGAACTAGAATAGTCAAAGTAGTTAGAACGAGCAAGAAGAAGAAAAAGTAATGGCTACTGCTAGACCAAACGTAAATGATGATTTACTATCACTATCTAACTCTGAATGGAGATACATTATTAACGAATATATCAAGAACGAAATAGATAGACAAATAGCGATTGAATACTATTTAAATGGTAAACCCCAAGCTGATATTGGAGCTGAATTTAATTATTCAAGAAGTGCTATTCGTGATAGACTATATAAAATCATAAAGATTATTGAAAAGAACGCCAAAAAGAAATCATAGAGCAACCACAAGGTTGTTCTTTTTATGTTATCATATTTATGGTGATAGATAATGATTAGTAAAAGTGATTATTTAAAGCTTAAAAAATATCTTAAACTCCAACCCAAAGTCCAAATCAGAGATTTGATTTCTACTTTGGAACTAAATGATGACGAGAGTAAATTATTACTTTCGTGGTACGATGGTAATAAAGTTATTAAAACTTGTATGGAAAACTATATAAGCGAAGATACTTATACAAATCATCTTAAAAAGATATTTTCTAAGATATATAATTACTTTAAATATCAAAACATTACGTTTTAGGGGGTTTTTAGACTGATAGAGCGTTGTTTTGTATTTAATCGACTTATTTATCGTCAAAATAAAAAGAGCTTTCTATGAGGCTCTTTTTTATGTTATTTTAAATAACTACTAGCACACCAGCGTTCTTCATCTTTAGATAACTTTGACCAACCATTTTTTGTTTTATAAACTTGTACTACATTACCATTATACAAGCCTCCAACAACCTTACCCTTTGTGCTAGGTTTGTTGCGGACATTAAGGGGTTGGTTTTTTACGTTGGTTACTATTTTTGTTTTAGGTTTTGTCTTAGATAAGTAGGCACTATATACCCACTTATTATCGCCTATTCTTGACCAACTACCTTGTGTTTCATACACTTCAACTTGTGTACCAGCTTTTAGAAGTTCTCCTGTATCTTTTCCGGCAGGTTGTTCGTGAACAACTAAACCTTCATCATCAACATTATAAACATATTTGATTACAAATTCAGTTTGGTCTTTTTCTTCTTTACTCCATAAAGGTCTACCATAACCATCAATGTACTTGTAGTTTAACTTGTATTTCTTAGTGCATACGCTACCACCATTTGCTACAACTTCTGCTGTACTGTTTGTATTTCCTTCTATCGTATAAACATAAGTGTTATCAAAGTTATATACCAAACCAATATGTTGCATACCACCTTTATCATTTTTAAAGAATATACAATCTCCTATTTGAGGTGAATTGAAGTATTGGTGTTTATTAACAAAATATTTTTTAGCATAACCAACTCCAGCACCTAATGATTTTGGTGGGTAGTTCAAAAGTTCTTTTGCTCTCTTTGTTCCAAAAGTTTTAACAAAACACCAAGCTACAAATACAGAACACCATGAGTAGCCATTTTTCCTTCCATTATAAAAATCTTTTATGTTGTCTAAATCTCTTGCATACTTTGTGTAGTTATTATAACCAGCGTTTTTGGTTTTGTAATCCAAATACTCATTAGTTTTCTTTTCAAGATACCCTTTCTCATTTTTGGCTAATGTTATTAAGTCTTTTATTGTTGCCATCAGTATCATCTCCTTATAACATATTATACCATAAAAATCAATAAAAATCAAATGGAGGGGGTAGGTGGATTCAAACCACCGATACGTAATTTGCAGTTACGGTTCTTAGTTCACTTGAATATACCCCCATAAAGGAAGATTATTTAATTCTCCAAGCACATCTCATTATTCTATCACTAGGGTCAAACGTGTCATATATTACACCGTCTATAATAGCTGTAATATGATTAGGCATTGTCACAGCATATCGACCGTAGGGGTATTCTCTTGCAAATTCTCCTACTGTTTTAGAATAATGACATTCTCTTGGGTATCTATCGTCCAAAAAATCTTCCACGAAATTCACATCGTCAATCATATATCCATCTCGATTCGCTAAATCGCTTAATTTATCTTGCGTTTCTCGCCATGTTTTACCTGTAAGCAAAGACAAAGACCTCAAAACACAATCATCAATTTGTCTATCGAGTGGATTTTGATTTATATATCTATATGCCATATTACATTTGAGCTATTCTTTGAGCTGTTTGACGTATCATTTCAACTTCTTCTTCACTTTGAGCATCTTCTTTTAACATACGAGCGAAATCTTCCATACTTTTAAGCATATACTTTAAACTCTTCATCGTATCCTCGTTTGCCCCATATTTCTCACGACCTTCCATATATCGTGAATAATCTTCGTGCATTTCGTCTAAATAATCATGTCCTCTATATCTACCACGAGAATCTCTACTTCTTCCTCTTGCACTATACATATCTCTACCATAGCTATCACGTTCATAATTTCCACGTCCGTAATTATCATAGTTTCCATAAGAACCACGACCATAACCTTCGTATCTCATATCTTCACCTTCTTCCATTTTGTAACACCAATATTCTTCATTGGTTATATCTTTATGTATATCCATTAGTTCTCCTAATGCTTCATAATTACTACCTGTTATTTGACCTTGACTTTCTTCTAACAAATCTTTAATCTTATCTTCGGTAGCATTTTTTAAATCTCTATAAATAGTTTTACTCATTCATTCACTCCCTTTCTTTTAAGAGTTTTAATATTTCTTCTTGATTTTTAATAATCGTTTCAAAATAATCTCGATTTTGATGCTGTAGTTCACTCATAAGGTCACTATTATTAAAATCTTGAAATAAGATTTGTAGACTAAGTGCTTGTAGTACCAACGATAGATTATCTACCATATTATTTTTCATCTAAATTCTACTTATACTAAATGTCGCATTAGTTATGATTGCTTGTGTAGTTGATATTGGTGTTGTAGGTGTAGTTGGTGTAGGTACACTTGGTACACTTTGAACACTTATGTTAGTAGTTCCTCTAGGGCATACTCTTATCTTCTTATCAAATGAAATAGTTTCATAATCATTTGCTGTTGCAATTGTTACCGCACGAAGTGTATCTGGTATCATAACGCCATCTTGGAATAAAGCTAATGCCACTACTCCTGCGTCTGCTGTACTAACCGAAGCACTAAATTCTACGTCATAGTATCCTGTATATCCGTTTCCAAAGATTTTAAAATTAGGATTACCATTTTGATAATCTAACCATCCGCAACAAGAAGCACATCTCGTTCTAATGTCTGTTTCGTCAAACACTACTGGACTAGCGTTGCTTGGTAATGCCACTGGCTCATTAATAATTGTTTCTATCACTTATTATCATTCCTTTCTATATTAAAATTAAAAGACAGGATGAACCTGTCTTATTTCAAAGTGCAAATTTTGCACTTTATAAAGTGTGTTATTACACTTAAAGCAAGTTCCTGTAATCAGGCAAGTTGTATTCAACCCATGCTATTAAATAAATTGACTTGTTGTGAAGTTTCCACATCCACATCCGTTGTTGCATGTGAATATAGGAGTTCTACCATAAACTGGAGTTGATGGAATAGGGCAGTTGACTAAGCGATTGTACATCAAATCAATTTCATTATTTAAACTATTTGATATAAACGCATTTTGTGAAGTTTGACTTGCTCTTAAATCAGCCATTTGTAGTTGTCTATTTAATTCTGCAATTTTGTCATCTTTTTCGTCTAGTCTATCCCTAAATATTTCATCTTTTATAGACTGAATTCCACCTGTTATTGCTGTTAATAATGTTTGAGTGTTTTGAGTGTCACTCGTTCTTGTAGCACATGCTTCACGAGCAATATCAGAACCTAGATTAGCTAATCCTAATCTATTTTCACAGCAACAATCATCTAATCTACTTCCTACGTCATTGAAGCCTTGAAGTGTAGCGATTTGGTTACTAAATGCTTGTTGCATGTTAGCCATTTGTCTAGCATTAGCACTTGTTTCAGCGTTAGCGAAGCCTGTACTCACTGTTTGATTCATATCAGCACAGCAGTTACATAGTTGGTTAGATAGACTATAAATACCACTATTTACAGTATCTAATTGATTAGATAAATGTAATGTGTCGAATCCTTGGTTAGTGTTATTGTTTATTCCTTGTTGACCAGTTAATAGCCAAGGGAACTCATACATACCACCAAATCCTCCGAAACCTCCGAAGCCACCCATTCCGTAGCCACCGAAACCTCCGAATAAAGCAAGAATTACTAATAACCAAATAGCACCATCTCCACCAAAGAAACCATTACCAAATCCACCATTCATATAAGGGTAAGAATTGTTAGTGGCTAAATCAATAGTAGGAACTATTCCTTGTGTATTATTCATTAATATTCTCCTTTCTATAATATTTATATCTAAAATGTTATTAAAACATTAGATACCGTTACTTTTTTAATTTTTCTATAACATCATCACCAATACCAAACTGTTTCGCTTTATCAAATAAAGCGTTCATTTGTTCTGGTTTATATCCTTTAGTTACTTCTTTAAATATATCTTGGGGGTTACTTTGATTTAGTCTTGCTTGTTCGAGAAACTGGAACGCTTGGGGATTCCTCGCTCGTAATTGTTGCATCATCATTTGTAGTAATTGGTTTTGCATTATCCTTCATCTCCTTTATCACCTTATTCATTTCGTCAACTTGTATCTTTAAATTCTCAATTATTAAATCTTTTTCATCTTTTGGAACTATTTCATTAAGTTCGTATGTTTTTATTTCATTTTTAGCGTTTTTTAACCACATTACACTCATATCTTTACTAAAGAATGGTGTATCACCAAAAACCATTTCTTTCGCCACATCATCCATCGTATTGACATATCTCATTGTATTTTGGGAGGTAGGGGCAAGTTGAAATGTTTGATTGATACTTGGTTGGTGTTGTTGAGTAGGTTGTTGCTGAGTTAATTGACTTTTCATTTGGTTTAACCTACTTATTTGTTCATCAATCATATTAAGATTATCTTGTCTAGTTGGTGCTTGATAGTAGGGGTTGGTATTATAAAAGTTACCATTCATTATTTATCACCACCAATGTGTATATGTATGTTGGTGCTATCTTTATGTTTTTCAAAGCCATCCATACCAAAAAGAGCTAATACCAAAATGCTTATAAACCAAAATGAGTTGTCTGTTTGGAAAGTATCTTTTTGCATTTTGATTAAATCTTCCAAATCTATATTATCTTTCATATCGTCTTTCCTTTCTAAATTATTACAATAAAAAACGGAGAGCATATAGATATAAGAACAAATAAATTCATCCATATAATCCATATACTCTCCTCCTAACAGAAAGCGTTTTACTTCTTTCTGATAGCATTATAGTACAAATGTTCGATTTAAAAACCTAAAAAAAGTAGGTATAAAACCTACTTCCAAGAAAAGGAGATGTAAAAAATCATCTCTAAAACAAAAAGAACGAAAACCGGTACTATATGTATAGTTCCGTAGAATACTATACACTTTACTGACTTAATAGTACCTTAGAATAAATAAGCCATCAACTTTTGCTCTGACTATTGGGAGGTAGATATTTTCGACCATCACTACCACCTGTAATATTTTCATTATTGAACTCGAGTTTCGCCAATTATCTTCTTACAGCGTTCTTCCGCACAGTTTTCTTAAAGAATTAATTTCTTATATACCCTGCCTTATTTACTCTAAGCTACTAGTAAGTAGTAGCTATCTATCTAAAGACCAGCTAGAATTGAACTTCTAGGGTTCTCACTTTGGGTTGGTGTAGCACTAGTGCTTTCTTCTTCAACACCACCCAATATTTTAGAAACATTCGCAAATGTTGGATAAGTTCCATCTTCTCTTGGTTGATTACCTTGATTATGTTTTACTTCAATTCTAAGTTTTTTACCTTGAAGTTGTTTGCATAAATCAGCAGGTGTCATTTCGTCATCTTGTTGTATGTGTAGTACAGCTTCTGCAATTCTTGAAATCTTCCATAATGCTCTATCAAGATTTATTTTTTCTTGAATTGTAGCACCTTTATCATCTGTGTAAGTTACTTTAATATCAGTTGGGTTTCCACTTGGAGAAGCTTCAACACTAGTTAGTGTAACAACTTTTTCTCCTTCATCCATAAGTTTAAATGTTCTGTTTAAATTAAATTTTATAGTTTTCATTATTCTTCCTCTTCTTCTTTCAAATTTTTACTTAGTGTATAACTTATCTCTTCAATCATATATTGATTATACACCTTTGGGTTTTCTTTTTCAAGTCTTTTTTCATCAAATTTTACTTTTTTCTTTTCAGTTAATTTATATTTTCCACTTTTGTTTAATTGTTGTTCTATCATTGTTTCTTTTATACTTGCTTCAAGAACTTTTAGTAAATCTTGTTTCGCTTTAAGACCACTAGATACTTCCAATTCCTTTATCTCTTTAGCTAACTTAATAGCTTCATTACAAACATCAATAAGTTCGTTATCTTCGCAAGGTTTACTAGCTCTTATAATATCAAGATATTCTTTATCAAGTTTTTCATCAAATTCAGGACTTATTCCTGTGATTATATATTTATTCCACCATTCAGTAGCATATTGCATACACTCTTCGATATTTAGATACTTACCATTTATAGGTATTAAAATATCGGAAAGTTTTTTGACTACCATAATAGTATTGCTTTCGTTTACTACATAATTTTCTGGTTTAGCATAGTCAATTTCTTGTGGGAATGTACAGACAAATACTATTCTATCCAATCCTTTTAAGTATGAATATAATGCACCTTGCAATAGATATTCGATTGGTACATTATTATCAGCCCATTTCTCAACGTGTGAGCTAGTTTTACATTCCACGATACTTGCTATCGTTTTCATATCATTTCGTGTTGCTACAGCATCAATTACGCCACCGAATACATTAGTTTCGTCTTTAAAGTTATTCCAACGATAATCTTCAAATATATTTCCATAGTATTCTTCGATACTCATTACATTTGGGTATCTTTGAGCAACATATTCAATAAGTTTTGGTTCTACAGCTTTTCCAAATAAAGTATATTTAGTTTCTTCAAAAGGAGCTTTAACCAACTTTGTTATTTCGCACCAAGCTTTAAATGGAGTTGACCATTGGTCAATACCTAAAACTGTTGCAATACGGTGTCCTGTAATACGCAATTTTTGTACTGGTGGTTTATCTAGTACTATTCTTTTTCTATCTTCACTATAAGACCATTCCATTAAGCACCTAATCCTAAATCAAAATATGTATTTTCAATAGCAACTTTAACAGCATCTATCTCTGCTGTTTGAAGTAAACCTTTTTGTAATAATTCGATTTGTTCTGCACCATAGTTAGGGTCGTTTTTCTTTTCTCTGATTTCCATTACCATTTGTGCAATTTTTTCAACATCATCGTCATCACTTTTTTCATGTTGTTCTGTTGCTACAACTTCTTTTTTAATCTCTTCTTTTACAACAGGTGGTACGTAAGTTGGAACTTTAACTTCTTTACTTTCACTTATTTCGGTAGGGGTATCTCCTTCTTCATCCCAATCAAACTTTTCTTTTGGGGTGAAGTTGAATTTGAACCAATTTCTAAATGCTAGTGTTTCTGCTCCACTTAATGATTTATCTATTGAGTCGCTACCACTACCTAATATTCTATACATTTTAGAACATCCTGTATCAATGTCAGTAAATGTTGCTACACATTCTACTGTTGATAAATGTCTTGTTGCTCCCATACTTGGTTTAAATATATCTCTTTCAAATCTAAGTTCTTGTACAGGTTCAAATGAGAAATCTAAACCTAATTTCAAGCAAGTTTGTTGTGTGAAGTTGTAGAATTGTCCTATACTAGAATATTCTGCTCCACCTAGTTTACTATCCATAGCTCTATCAAGAATAAACTCATGAGCTTGAACTTCTTTTCTAAATTCATTAATTTTCTTTAATAATTTTACATAATCGTTTTCTACTGTATTTCTTTCATTTTTTTCTAATTCTTCAATTTGTTTTTTTAGTTCTTCATTTTCTGCTATTAATTCGTCTTTTTTCATTAATTTTTTCCTTCCTTTTAATATTTGTTTTCCTGTTCCTAAGAAATCTTCTACCATTTGTTGTGTATATTCAATATACCACTTTTTGTTTATATCGTCAATATTTAATTCATTTTTATTATCTACTATTGGGTTTGGAGGACAGTTAGCAAGTGAATCTCTCCTACCATCTGCCTTCACTTTCACTATTGTTCCACTAGGCTTTAAACCAGCATAAATTCGGTTATTCCTTTGAAGTTCTATATCACCATTTGGTGATTCTTGAACACATTTTTCGTAGGTGTGACCTAGGTGAGTTACCTGTTGGAACATATTTATATTGTTACAATTGTTTATTGTTTCTTCAATTGGTGTTCCTATTAATAAATACCTAGCCAATGCTTCACTTACAATAGCCATAGAATTAGTTTTAAAATTAGGAACGTATTCGCTAGTAATGTTTTTGTCATCATCCATTGACAAGTTAGGTAAATTGCTAAATGCTCCACCTTTCGCTTTAATCTTGTAACCCTTTTTATCTTTCATATATAACACATAGTTATTTACATCTCTTTGTATTATCTTGTCGATTATATCATATTCTAAATTGATTTTAACTTTTTTTGAAAACTTATCACAAACATCGTAATAAGTGTCTAATTTATTTCTTGGTATCTTTATCATTATTCCATCTGTATTCACTTGTATTAATGTAACTTCTCCTATTTCATACAATCTTTCAGTGAGTTCTGAAATAAGAAGTTGTCCGTTTATACAAGTACTTCTTGCACCCCTAGCATCAAATAGGTCATTGTATTGATTTAATTCGCATCCGTAAGTCGTATTTAAAATTAGCTTCAAAGCAAGTTGTTCTTTTTTCTTACCTTCATGCTTTAACCTTAATCTATTCTGTAATGTATTGTAATATGCTTTGCTATCTTTTATATTCCTTGAAATAGTATTATATTCTTCAAGTGCAAGTATGTGGGGGTACAAACTTTCAAAGTCAGCATTAATAACTACCATATCAGGTTCTTCTTCTTGAACAAATCTAAAGTTTAGTAAAGCACCATGTTTGCCTCCCCATGAAATAACAGTTGGCATACCATGTTCTTCATATTCTAATTTTGTTTTAAATAATTCCTCACTAGGAATTGTCTTATCATATATTCTTTTGAAGAAGTTTTTAATTCTTTCATCAATATAATCTAAGTCTATAGTTTTAGGAAGAACATAATCACGTTCATCATCTCTTTTAACCATTTTAGCTTCAAGGAATTTAGCACATAATTTAGCATTTGTAAGACCAATATTAAATTTTGGGTCAATCTTACATAACATACAAATGTCAAACTTAGTTTCAAAATAACCTTTTCTAGCTTCAAATAATGGTCTTAAAGCATCTACATCATGTCGACAATAATAAACCATTTCATCATATTCTTCTTTAGTCCATTGATGGTCAATATCAAAAGAGATAGTTGATTCTGTGATGTCTAATAATAAGTTAGCTTCTATCTCTTTTAATGATTTAGCTGGAACAATATCTTGCATTGTATCCCATATAAATAGAGGTTCATCAAAATCATATTGAATTTCAAACCCTTGACCACCTTGAATTATATAATCATTTACTTTCTTAATTTCTTCTATGTTGAAACCAGATAAAATAGCTTTTAATATATATTGGTCATAATAACGAGCATTATGCCCTAGAAGAATAGGTTGCTTTTTGATGAAGTTGTATACTTCATTTGGTGTTGCATTATGAAATATAGTTTCTTCACCTGTTCGATAATCTTGAATAACTAAAAGCCAATCAAAGGCTGTCACCTCGAAATCGAAAAGTTTTAAATTGTCTAATAAATCATCAAATGTCATCTGCATATCTCCAAATATAACCCCCAGCTGTTTTAGTTTTTCCTTTGCAACATCCACAAATATTTCTATTATTGATTCCTGTTTTTTCTTCCGCAACTCTTATGCCATCAAATGTCATAAGTAATTCACCTTTTAAATTGTACTGATTTACTTTCTTCATTCTAAATTTACTTGTTTTTCTTCTACCTTCTTTGGACTGTATACCATAAGTATTATTATAAATTCTTGTACACCAATGAAGATTATCCACACAATTGTTGTCTTTATTTTCGTCTTTATGATTGACCTCCGGAAGATTATCTGGGTTGGGTATAAAAGCCTCTGCTACAAGTCTATGTAAAAGAAAATGTTTCTGTTTTTTATTTTTATATAAGTTAATTATATGATAACCCTTGTTGTTTCGACTAGTTTTTAAGATTCTCTCTTTAACATGATGTGAATACTGAACGCCTCTTTTATTCGTATAAATAACAATTCTATCTAAAGATTTAATTTTAGCTAAATTGGAAATTTGGTATATTCCTTCATAATCTTCAACATCTTTCCATATTTCTCTCATTAAGTATCTAAGTCGTCCTTTTCATCGCCAAGCACCCAACGAGTAGTAGCTAAAATACCATTCCAAAAACCACATTCCCAATCAGTATAACCTTCTTCCGGTATATCTTCATAAGTAGATAAGATTCTTTCTACTGCTTCCTTCCTACGTTCTTCAATCTCTTCGTCATCACAAGGGTGTGTTCTCATCAACCAAACTTTGTCAAAAGCTTCGTTTTCATATTCAAGAATTTCTTGTTTCTTTCTCATTATTTTTCCTCCTTCCTATAAGTTCTTCCTTTTTTTCTCTTTATAGTACCCACTCTACCATTAGCAAACAATTCACTTGAACCACGTTGAGCAAAGAATATATCACCACGATTTTTATATTTTTCATCATAATATCTTTGTCTTTGTTTATAATTTTCAAATACTGGTTCATCGTTTTTATTTGTGTTTTCTTCAACTACTTTAGCTTCTTTAATTTCTTCTGTCATCTACTTCATACCCTTCCTTTTTATAAATTTTTTTACGTTCTCTAAGGAACTTATCTAACTTTCCTACGTCATCAACTAAATCATATACATGAGCAAGTTGTTTGTTCTTATAAGGTCTTTGAACTCTACCTATACTTTGTACGACTATTCGTAAGTCTTTAACTGGTGTTACCATCACCAAGTTCTCTAAAATAGGAGCATTAAAACCTTCTGCTATTAATTTATAACTAGCGAATAAAAGTTCTATCTCTCCATTTCGTACTTTTTCAAGACCTTCTTCTCTAACACTTTTCTTTGTTTTACCATCTATAAATATTGCATTATCTCCCCATTTTGAAGATAATAATTTTAATTGGTTTACTCTATCACCAACGATAATCGTTGAACCTTTTAGATTAGCAAGTAGCTTCAAAATCATACCATTTCTTTCTCTATCTTCTGAAATACTTGTAATGAGTTTTGAGAAATTAACCGTACCCGTTTTTAAATCAAATACATCTTTTCCTTGTACAGAATAATTTGTTTTAATTAAATGAATCTGTGCAGGGATTTGGAATTGTATTGCTGGTACAGATACTACTTTATCACCAAGATAATAACCATTGAATAAATTATCTTCCTTCTTCATTTCATACAACACCTTACCAAGTATTTTAGGTATAGTAACATGAAGTCCATTTGCTGTATGTAATGTTGCTGTAAGTCCTATCTTGTACCTACAAGCGAAGAAATTAACACATTGTTGAAATTGCATTACTGTTTCAGCACTTACGGAACAATGGTGTACTTCATCAGCAATTAGCATACCAAATTCATCTTGCTTTATTTCTCCTTTATCAATAATGTTGACAAGAGTTTGTACTGTTGCGAATACAATATCACCAGAACAATCGCATTTACCTTCGGTTATAGTGCTTGTTTTGCACGTCATGTTTTCTTCACATTCAGTTTTAGCTTGATTAAGCAAGTCTTTTGTGTGCGTTAACCAAATACATTTTTGTTTTAAATGATGAACACATTCAAGTGCTGTAATAGTTTTTCCTGTACCCGCTGGGAGTATAAACAACCCATTATAGTTTTCTTCTATTGCTTTCAAGCAAGGCTTTTGATAATCTCTTAACTTAATTGTCGATTCTATCTTTATTGGTTTTGATATAGAATAATCTTTGTAATCTTCCTTATAAGGGTGTAGTTCCCAAAGGTCATCAAAGCAACCTAGGGGAACATACAAATCACCATTATAGAAATCATAGAGTTTTATCTCTTTTGGTATGTTATATACATAGAATCCCATCATCTTTTTCTTTTGATAATCAGGATTCTTGTATGTTAATTTTTCTCTACAATACTTTTTAACAACTTCATTTGGTTCATGTATATGAATAACATTTGAAATTGTAATCTTCATTATTTACTTACTTTCTTAGGTCTACCGGCTTTTTTAGGAGCTTCTTTTACAGGAACTTCTTCGTCAGCAAAGGTAGGGGTATATGGTGTAAGTCTACCATTTTCATTTATAACACCATATTCAACAAGTATACCTTGTACAGTATCATAATCACAGTTGTTTTCATCACCAAACATATCGACCATTTCAAGTTGTGCGTTGATTTCATCAATCTTATCATGAAGTTGTTTTAATTCATCGTTGCATACTTTATGATACATTTCCTCTTTTTCAGTACTTTTGTGTACCACCATATAATGAAAATCGTAATCTCCACAATCTTCTGTCAAATAAGAACCATTTGGTGTATTTAGTTCATTATATTTTTCAGCTAATTTTTCCATATCTTCCATAAACTTATTTATAAGTTCATCATATTCCTTTGTAACAACATCGTTGTTTTTTTCCATTTCTATTAAATTATCATAATACTTTCTAATATTTTCTTGGCTTTTTTCTACATACATATTTAATATTTTCATATTTTCTCCTTCTTTCTTTTCTAAATATTTATTTGTATTTTCGATATCTTCTACGCAATATCGTATAGCATCTATAGTATCATCACAATCGTGTAACTTTAATGTTCCTAAATTAATTGCATTATTCATACATAATTCTGCAATTGATGTATCATAACTTCTTATTGCTATTCCATTATCGTCTATACTTACAACAGGTTCGTATGATATTGGTTTTGACCATTTCATATAATCATTGGCATCAACATCCACCATTGGTGCAATTTCATGTTCGTTTCCTTCTGAATCTACCATATACATCCTACCATCTTCCATTCTTAATTCACTAATCACATCATCACCTCCACTCCATCTTCTTTTGTTATATATCCTTTTTCAATAAGTATCTTTCTAGCTTCAAACCAATCTATCAAGAACTTTCCTGTTTTATCAGATTTAACGAATATTATAATGTTTATACCATTTGCCACAAAATTATCAAGCTCATCTCTTTTGTGTTTCAACCCACTACTTTCATAGTAGAGTTTCTCACCTTTTATATGCTTACACTCTATGCAAACAGCTTTATTATATTTAAGTGCTATAATATCGCAGACAGTACCATCTATATCTGTTGGTAATTTTATAGTGCAAAAACCATACCTTTTATAATATTCCATTACTTCTTCTTCCCAGTTTTTACCTACTTGATATTGTTTTAAACCCATTAAAATACCTCTTTCTACTCTTCATTTTCTATTACATATTTGTTATACTCATAACATAACTTAGGGTCTATACCAAGATTTGTTACAAGTAACGAAATTGTTTTAGGTCTTAACTCTCTTCTTTTGTTTCCAATCTTTGTGAAGTCAGTGAACCAGAAATGAGATAAACCATATTTACTAGCAAATTCTCTTTTGGAACATTTTTCTTTATAGAAAATATCCATTATCGCTTTGTATAAATTTGTTTCCATTTTTACCCTCCTTCTATGCGATTTGACAAAAATCGAAATATCATTTATAATAATATAGTGTTGATACTCCAATTCCTTCGACACGCCGATACTTTTGTATCGGTTTTTTTATACTAACTTATACGAATTATATACTTTACCAACTAGATAATTAGTTTTCCAAGCATCGTTAATAGTACAAATATAATCTGTTCTAAAAACTTCATGTCTTTTAATGTAACTTTTCTTTGCTGATTCATTTTCACAAACAATCAATCTATTTTGTGAATTAGGGTTTACTCCTATTTCTAATAATCGTATTAAACTAGCATAATCAAACATCTTCATCATCCTCTCCTAACCAAAGATAGATACATTTTTTTCTATCTTTTTTAAATGCTTTTCTTATTTTATATTTAACACTTCTTGATGGTAGGGGTGGGTCGCAGACAGTTTCGTTAAAGTAATTCGCAAGAACTTCTATTTCCTCTTGGTTTAATTTTGTCTTGAAGTATAAGTTGTTGATGTATGCGAATAACGATTCATCACGATTACCTTCCTCTACCTTTTCAGGTTTAACATATTCCTTTTTTTCTTTATGTTCTGTCTTAACCAAATCTTTTTGACTTAATATAAAGTCTTTTAAGGCTTGTGGCATGACGTTTATCTCTTTATCGGTTAATTGATACTCTACACCATTAATGTTGCTAGGATTGACTAAAATGTACCCGTCAGAGCGTATATCAATTCCTTGATAATCTTTAAAGCTATTTGAAGTATTAGCAACTTTTTTTAGCTCATCATCGCTTTTGAATATCAAATGTAACCCACCACTTGGTGTTTTTTGACTCAATGTATTTATTTCTTTGATACCTAAGTCGTTAAATAATCTTTTGGCGTTCTCTAAACCATTAACATTATGAGTATCTATATCAAGAACAAACAAATCGTTTGGTGTACAAGGTAAACCCCAATTACATTTTGGTGCATTTTCCAACCAATACATTATTTGTAATGTTGAATAAGAACAATCATTCTGCCAATTCTCTATCATTGGAGTTTTACCATTTTCTATTACAGGAAATATCTTCAACTTCTTATCAATGAAATTCTTTTTAAGTATTTGATATGTTCCCATTTATACCACCATATTCTTATTTCTTCTTGCTATCGAATAACAAGTGCTAACATTCATATCAAACTGTTTAGCAATATCTTTTATTTTTTTGTTCTCTTTATATAATTTAACAATTTGTCTGATAGTTTCTTGACTAAATGTCGATTTTCTCCCTTTTTTGCAGGGTGTTTTTTCACATTTAACCTCCAAAAGATTATCTACTTGTTCGTCAGATAGCACTCTAAACTTCCAACTACAATTGTCAAGGTTATTCAATGCTTTTTTAATGTTTTCTCTTAAAAACACTCTACTATTTCTATTATTCACTTTAAGTTTATGCTCTTTCCATACTTGTGCAACATTGTAAATATTATGCCAGTTTCTTCTTTCATCTCTATTTTCTTCTAATTTTCTACCAACTGTTATCAATTGCTCATCACTTAATTCGTATGATTCTAAAATGTGAAGATAATCTTGTTGCTCACTATCGTATCTACTTGTTTGTTCAGGCATAACATTTTCAATAAAGTCATTTACTTCATCAAATAACTTATCAGCTTCTTCATAAGCATTTATACACTTTTGTAGCATAGCTACAAATTCATTTTGTGATTGTCTATTATTTGCTTTTTGTGTCACAATACATCATCCTTCCTCTACATTTGTTATTTCTTGTATTTCCATATCATAAGTATCCATGATATCGTCATATTCACCTTTTTCTGCTAAACGTCTAGCTTCTTCAATACTACTCGCATACACAATACCATAACCACTAATTGTTGCATTAAAATCAAATTGGTAACATTTTACTCGTGGTTCTGGTGGTTCGGGGTAATCTGTTACGTTTAAACTTGTTTCCATTCTTATTCTCCTTTCTTGATTTAATATTAATATATCCAACCAAATATGTCAACACTATTTTTCACTGTCTGCTCCAACTTTCATACAAACATATCCAAGTTTGAATACTTCTACACATATCTTAATTATCATTAATGCTAATAACCAACCGTTTAGCATACCTAGGTTTGATAATAAAATTATAAATATTATTAAATCTATCATCATATACCTTCTTTCTTATTCATCGCTTTTATAAAACCTTGATAAAAAGCAAATTTTTTATATATTTTATCTTGTTCTTTTTTAATACTTCTAGCTTTATCAAATGATAATTTGTCGTCTTTTGCTATACTATTCATAGCCTTAGCTTTTCTAGCTAGAGTATTCATTGTTTTATAAACTTCATTCATAGTATCACCTTACCTTTTCTAATACTATAATAGCAAATACATTTTTATATGTCAATACCTAATTATCATTTCGTATCAGATAAGCTATATATAATATTACTATTATAGCCATAATAACCCAGTAAACCATACTACCCCTCGTTTTCTTTAACCCATTCAGTACATAACCTTTTTAGTCTATTTCTGTATACCTCTACCTTATAATTAATATGTACTTCCCATACTACATACTTATTAAGGTAGGGGTCTTTTTCTATTTTATAGTTATTCTTCATATTTTGTTTTTTCCTCTCTCTTTTTATTTTTGTATGTTCTATTACCCAAACAGTATTCACATTCCCAAGGATGTCTATTTTTATGAGTTTTACCACCATGATTTCGACAACGTGTGTCTACAGATTTGCCACCTCTATATGGTTTTCTTTTTTCCTTTTTGTGCTTAATTGCTTTTTCCAATCCCATCTTTATCAAGCTCCATATCAGCAACAGCAAGTAAACAATAATTTGCTAAATCAAGTAATGTATCTGTTATCTTCTCATCCTTTACTTCTGCTTCTCTTTTGATTAATGTGTTGATGCGATTCATTTTATCGTTCATTCTTACAATATAACTTATAAGTCCAAATTTATTGTACAAGTCACTCGCACTATTTCCGTAGTCATGGTTTTTGGCTACGCAAGTGTTATGGATTTTATCACATAATTCTTTATGCTTTTCTAATATATCATTCATTCTAATCTCTCCTTTATTTCTCTTATTCCAACTAAGTGCATATTAATATCAGGTAATTCATTTCTTATAACGGTTCTGATAGTGTCATCATAAAGAGAATATGTATCAATATTGCTTGGTGATTCCATTTCAAACGAACTAACATAAAATTCAAAAGTCTTACCATATGCATTTATAATAACTTTTGGGTTTTCTAAATTTATTGTATCTACTTGAAAAACATCTTTTTCTTTTTCGCTATACGTTGTAAAACCTTGTTCTTTTATATATTCACTTTTACAATAGGGGCAAACTACTACGTTATCATCACCCCAATGTAGATTCCCACCGCAATTTAAACACCGTAGAAGTTCTAAGTTTTTCATTCTAATCTCTCCTTAATTTAAGAACGTATGGTAAATCAAACTCTCTATAAAGGATACACTGATTATCTTTTACCACCATACATTCCTGATATATATTTCTATCTAATTGGTCTGTAAAATAATATTTTTCTTCTTCCCTTTCAAAGCTAATTATAAACTCATAAGGACTTCCCACTCCCTCTATCGGTCTTTTCTTCGCCCATAGCTGATACATCTTCTACCTCCTTTATTCTCTTTAGATTAACTTCCAATGTTCGACCTTTGAATTGCTCTAAAATAGCTTTCATTTCGTGCAATTCTTGTATTGTGTACTTCCTAAAGTCTTGTTCATACATTATTTTAATAAATAAGTTATACATTATTTTCCTCCCCTTTTTAGCACTCTGCCTTGTGTTTTATATAATGTTTGCCTTGCAATAGGACAATCCATATCTTTTTTATTATCATGTTCAATTATCATGTATTGGTGATACTCTTCTGGGTCTAAATTGTTAGCTATACTATAAGCTTTATCTTTGTATGGTGTCTTAGCTACCATTTCTATACCTCCTGCATATCTCCAACCATATATTTTATATAAGTAATCCATTTATTCCTCCACCTTTTCTACTAAATCAACTTTTATTAGGTCATATATAAAATCAAATTCTTCACACATTGAATAACTAACAAATTCAACACCTGGTTTATTATAACTCATATATCTAATACATCTATCTTCTTTCCATATTTGCCAATCTGTTTCATTTGTTGTTTTAAATCTTTTACCTTTCCAGTCAGTAGTCATATATGTATCTCTATCAGTAGTTAATATATAATAATCACTTCCTTCATACACTTCGAGAAAATTATATTTGCTATTTAACTGATTTACTAATTCTTTTAAATCTACATTATCTTTTATCTTTAACATTCTTATTCCTCTATTCTATATTCCATTTGTGAAAATTGTTCCTTTGTCACTATTGATTTGATTTCATCATCATAAATCATAGTCCATTTTCCTGTTTCTTTATCTACACAATAATCGCAATATATTGCTTTGTCTTTTCTTCCATGGTAAGTTCCACCAACTCTTGATACTTTTAACCCATTAACATAATCTCCAACTTCTATTAAATCTATTATGTTTGGGCTTGATTTAATAACATCTTTTTTATTTATTAAAACTCCTTGGCGTTTATCATAATTACACCCAATAAAATCTTCTTCTAAAGTAGAACAAAAACCATTTGTTTTTTTTATTCCAAAACATTTAGTTCTTACATAATCTCCTACTTTCATTTGCGATTCTTCTTTCTATTTTTAATAATTAATCTTATGTCATTAACCTTCAAGCCTATACAAATCCAAATCACTATCACGAACAATATTGTTAGTGCTTCTTTTAGATTAGTTGTTATATACATTATTCTTTCTCCTTATCTAATATTCTCCATACGTTATCTTGTATATTAGGAATAGTTGTATTCCACCCTATACCATTAATATATTCTCTTACTTCTCTTATAATATCTAATAACTCATAATAAGCTATACTAAAATCTTCTAAATGACATAACATTTTAAATTTGTCTTTTGCCTTATCGTTTATGTATTGCCCTTTTTTAAGACAATTAGACTTCATTTTTTCTAACAATGCTATTTCATCTAGTGATAATTTTTTCACTCTTTATCACTCCTTTTGAGTTCTTGTAATTTATCTAAAATAGATTGATAATATACAAAACAATCAGGAATATATTTTCCCCACTTATCTCTTTCTTTTTCAATCCATTTTTCTAATTCATTTATGATATTTATTAATTCTAAATTCTTAATATTTAATCGCATTATTTTTTCTTCTTGTCTTTCTATTTTCTTTAATGCTTTTTCTAATTCATCATATACTTCCATTACTCTTTATCGCCTTCTATTACACAATAATCATAAAAACCTAAATAATCTTCTACTACATAACCACCTTTAGCTAAGCAATTATCTTTTTTGTTATCACTTATGTTTTTATAAAAATATATTCCAATAATTATCATAATAATAAGTAATAAACCTGATAAACCATTTATTAACTCTTTATTCACTCTTTATCAACTCCTTTGAGTATTTCTAGTAATTCTTCACTATCAGTTTCAATTAATTCTTTTTCGTCATCTAATATATAACAACTCCAAACATTTTTTTCTATATACTCTATTGCTCTATCTACTTTTTTAGCTTCATCATAGAATTTACTTTCCCATTTTGTACTTTCAGCTGTTAATCTTTCTATTTCTTGTTTTAATTTTTTATTTTCTTTTAACGTATTATTAAATATCTCTTCTTTTTGAGCTTCATACATCATTTTTGATTGATTAATTGCTTCTTCATATATTTCTTTCACTCTTTATCTTCCTCTCTATAAGTTAACCAAAAGACAGCTTCTTCTAGTTTTTGTCTTGCTATATCTACTTCTCTAGTATTTTCTTCATAAGCTGATAGATACATTTGAATTTTATCTATATCATCAATTATTTTAGATAGTAATTCAGTTATATTCACTCTTTGTCACTCCTTAATACCAATGCGGTTTTCTTCCTAAAAACTTTCTATAAGCTTCACTTGGTGTACCATATCTATTTTTGATATAATCTAGCCCCCAGTTCACCTGGACTTTCCAATTTGTTCTATAATCCTTACCAAATTTAGCCATTTTGCTACAAGGTTTAGATTGTGGAATACCACAAGCATTTCCGTTTATAGCATATGGGTTCCAACTACTCTCTCTATTCCATAATAGAACTAAAGCTTGATAATCGGCTTCACTCCAGCCATAGCTTAATACTAGACTATGAGCATAAGATTGTATCTCGCCTACGTTATATCTATAATTGTATTTTGTTTTCTTAATTGCTTTTTTCTTAACAACTTTTTTCTTTTGCACTTTCTTTGTGCTTTTCTTTATTGTTTTTTTCTTCTTTTGCACAGTTTTCTTCTTTTTTTGTGCATTTTTAGCCACTTTAATTGTGCTTGCTATAGTTATCTCATTTTTTGCGATAACTGGCTCATTCCATACCAATAACACCCCTGTTAGTATTATTAATATCTTTTTCATTTTATTCTCATTTGTCTTTCTTCTTTGCTCTGGCGATCCTATGAGATATTTTAGAATCCCAATTAGTACAT